CGATAGACCCTGATCCCGTGCAGGGGCTGAACGAGTGGACAAAGCGACACTTCGGGAAGATGACGGCAATCGGCTATGACGAAATGCCGCCAATCTGGAAGCCCACAGACGAAAATCCGGCGATTTACTGGCGTTTCGAGGGAACGGCAAGCACCAACCGACAAAGCTATGCCGTGACATGGTTCACCGGGACATTTGCGGCGCACGTCCTCGCAGAGAGCGTGACAGAGCGCAACAAATGGACAAAGGCGATCATCCAGAGGGCGCAGATGGACGGGGAGATCATTCTGCCGGACACAAGCCCGATGTTTATCAACAGGATAACCATCCGGCACAACGCTGATCCGCTGAGAGAGGGGCAGCTGGGGCTTACCGGGCAGTACGGTGTGCTGGCGCAGCCGCCGAAAGAACCCGCCCAAATCAAACTCATACACCCATACCACAATCTGGCAGAGAAGGAGGAACAGAAAAATGGCTGATAACAAGGCAACTTACAAGGTTTCTGAACTGGCGGCACAGGCGCGCCAGATTTTCGGCACGACCCCGGAGGTGGTGACCGTGGCTCTGCAGACGGCCGGCAAGGAAACGGCAACGGTCGAGGAAGCCAGGGAAACCGTCCAGAAATTTCTGAACAAGGAGGTTAAGTAAATGGCATCGTTTTTCATTATCGGCGAGAAAAAGACGCGCCCCGGCGTGTATTTCCGCTATGAGAACTACGGCACCCCGCCCATCGCAGGGGTTGACGATGGGAAATGCGCCGCCGTATTCCGCTCCAATTGGGGACCCATCGGACAGGCAACGGTGCTGGAGCAGTACGAGGACATCGCCAAGAAGTACGGCGATGGCGGGGAGAACGGCACGACCGCCGTCCCGATGGAACAGTTTAAGGGCGGGGCGCGGCTGGTGTACGGCATCCGGCTCGGCACAGGCGGTACCCCCGGCGTTTACAACATCGAGGACGCACAGGGCGAATCGGTCATCCAGCTGACGCTCAAATACCCCGGAAGCCGGAAACTGGCGGTGACTATCCGTCCCACGCTGGCAGATCAGAATACCAGCGAACTGCTGATCATCGAGGGGACAGAACAGCTGGAACGGCTGACCTTCGACAACACGCAGAACAGCACGGAAGCCCTGCTATCGGCGTTCCAGACTAAGGGGAGCGACTATTTCAACCTGACCAAGACCAATGACAGCAGCGAAGCCCTCAAAACGGTGGATCAGGCGGAAATCACAGGCGGCACGGACCCGACCGTAAACGTGGCAGCGTACAGCGCAGCGTTTGAGGTACTGGAAGCCTACCGCTGGAACGTTCTCTCCATCGACACCGAGGACACGGCGATCCAGAGCGTGATGCAACTGTTCCTCAACCGCATCTACGACAGCGGCGCATTCTGCATGGGCGTAATCGGAGAGCCGACAACGGTGGACTTCGAGGACAGGCTGAAACACGCCAGCGCATACAACGATTACCAGATCGTCTACGTTGGGAACGGCTTCGTGGACATCAGCGGGAACGTCTACGAGGGCTACATGGCGGCTGCCCGGATTGCCGGACTTATCGCCGGGACACCCAGCAACGAGAGCATCACCCACGCCGCAATCACTGGCGCGGTCGAACTGACCGAGATGCTGACCAACAACCAGCACGAACGGGCAATCAAGGCAGGGGTTCTGATGTTCAGCGTTTCCTCCGCGAATACCGTCTGGGTGGAGCAGGGCGTAAACTCGCTCGTTCTTCCGACCGCCAAAGAGGATGAGGGCTGGAAGAAAATCAAGCGCACCAAAGTACGCTTTGAACTGTTCCAGCGGCTGAACGACACCGTGGAGGGGCTGATCGGGCGCATCAACAACGACCCGGACGGACGGATGACCGTGGTGCAGGTTTCCAACGGCGTATGCCAGACGATGGTAGCGGAGAAGAAGCTGCTCTCTGGGGCCTATGTCGAGATTGACCCGAACAACGCGCCGGAGGGCGATAGCGCATGGTTCGTGGTTTACGCCGATGACATTGACGCACTGGAGAAGATGTACTACACGTTCAAATTCCGCTTTGCGCCGAACACAACCGAGTAAAGGAGGACTGACAGATGGATGGATTAAACGACCAGAGCCTGCTTGACGTAAGAAAACTGATCAGCGGCAAGGACGGGCGGCTTTTTGTCACCACAAAAGCAGGAACGAACCTGTTCCTCGCCGAAGTAGATACGTTCCAGACGCAAATCAGCCCCGCCAACACGGACTACCAGCCCGTGGGGAGCGCGCTGATTTACGCAGTAAACACCGGGTACAGCGTCACCCTGACGCTGACCGAAGCCGTGGTGCGGGATGACGTGATGCTGACGGAACTGATTGCCGATTTGCAGAACGGCTACTTCCCCACCTTTGACTTCCAGGGCAAGATGCGCCGCAGGGACGGGCAGACGGAGCGTGTGGTCTACCGCAACTGCGTCCCTGACGGCACAATCGACCTTCAGAACCTCAACCCCGGCGAAATCATCAAGAGAGCGTGGAGCTTCCGCGTGAACGCCACCCCGGAGATTCTGGAGTTTTTCAAAGAAGCAGAGTGGAAAACCGTTGAATAAAGACAGGAGGAACTAAAAATGGCAAACCAGAAAAACACCATGCCCGAACAGTACGATGCTGCCGAGGCGGGGGTAGAAACCCCCGCTACGCAAGAGGAAGTCCTGATGGACGAAAACGCCCTGCTCCGAGGGCTTATCGAAGCCGGGAACGAGAAGGACAACGAAAGCACCTACCGCCAGATTCAGATCAAGCGCGCTGGCGTTTTGAAATTCGTGTTCCGCGTCCGCCCGGTCTCCGAGGAAGAATCCATCAAGTGCCACGACCACGCTACCAAATTTGCACCCCGCAAGCGGGGGCAGCCCAAACGGGAAATCGAGACAAACACCTCCCTGTTCCGCTCTTGGCTGATTTACACGGCTACCGTGGATGAGGACAGGAAGAAGCTGTGGGACAACAAAAAGGCGCAGGAAGCCCTCAACGTCCTGCAGGGCGTGGAAATGATTGACGCGGTTCTGCTTTCCGGGGAGAAAGACCGCATCATTGATGTCATCAACGAAATCAGCGGCTACGGTGACGATATGGAGGAAACCGCAAAAAACTGATAAAGGCGCGGGGCAGGACATACCTGATGCTGAAAGTCTGCGAGAGATTCCCGCAGATAGGCGGCATCCAGGAATACCTGGCTCTGCCGGCCGGGGAGAGGGCTTTATACCAGCAGTACACGCTGGACGCGCTGGAAACAGAAGCAAAAGCCCCCGTGCTGAAACTTGATGTGAGAGGGGGTGGGCGCAGGTGAACGATTCGGTGACCGTTATCGACATCGTGGCACAGGTTACAGACGCAACAGAACCCGGAGCAAGTACCTCCGAAAAGAACGTCAGCAAGCTGGAGAAGTCGATAATGAACCTCCAGAAGCAAATCCAGAGCATGAAGGGCAAGAGCAAGCTGGAGGTAGCCGCCACGCTGAAGGATATGGCAAGCAAAGGCATCCAGGGCGTGGTGAAAGCTGGCAAGCAGATAGCCGGGAAGGTCTGGACGGTCACGATGAAAGCCGTTGACCTCGTGACCGCCCCCTTTAAGAAAGTGCTGGGGCTGATAACCAGCCCCGTAGCACAGGCGGCGGCGTTCGCCGGAATTTCGTTTGGGCTGGCAGACACGCTGAATACCTTCAAGGATTTTGAAGCGGGAATGTCACAGGTAGCCGCCACGATGGGGTATTCCGTGGAGGAACTGAACAACCCGGCATCGGAAGCCAGCCAGAACCTCGCCATGCTGACAGACTTCGCCAAAGAGATGGGCGCAAAAACCGCTTTTTCCGCAACACAGGCGGCAGAAGCCTTAAACTACATGGCACTGGCGGGGTATGACGCAGAAACCTCAATGGCAATGCTGCCGAACGTCCTTAATCTGGCAGCCGCAGGAGGGATAGACCTCGCATACGCATCGGATATGGTGACGGATGCGCAGTCGGCTCTTGGTCTTACCTTGGAGCAGACCTCCATGATGGTAGACCAGATGGCGCTTACATCATCCAAGACCAACACCAGCGTGGCGCAGCTTGGCGAAGCCTTCCTGACGGTCGGCGGCACGGCAAAGAACCTGTCGGGCGGCGTGACGGAGCTTTCCACCATGCTGGGCGTTCTCGCAGACAACGGCGTAAAAGGCTCGGAGGGCGGCACAGCACTGCGGAACATCATCCTCTCGCTTTCCGCGCCAACAGACAAAGCCGCAAAGACACTGAAATCCCTCGGCGTACAGGCATTTGACGCGCAGGGAAATATGCGCCCGTTGAACGAAACCTTCCTCGATTTGCAGAGCGCACTCAATAACCTGTCAGGCGAAGCAAAGACACAGGCACTGGATGAGATATTCAACAAGACCGACCTCAAATCGGTGGAAGCCCTGCTTGGCACCAGCGCAGATCGGTACAATGAACTGGCAGACGCAATCGGCAACGCAGAGGGCGCAGCGCAGAACATGGCAGATGTTCAGCTGGACAATCTGGCTGGTTCCCTTACCCTCCTTCAGAGCGCAGCCGAGGGTGTGAAAATCGCCATCGGAGAGAAACTGCAGCCTTACGCCAAAGGGCTGGTGGATTGGGTAACGGCGCATATGCCGGACATTGAAAGCGCAGTCGGACAGGCGGTAGACTTTATCACCGGGAAGATTGACGGCATCATAGCGTCCGTGAAAGAACTGACCGCAAGCCCGGAGTGGAAGAACGCCGGTTCCCTGTGGGAGAAAATCAAGCTGGTCTGGGACAAAATCATCGTGGAGCCGTTCTCCGAATGGTGGAACGGCACAGGCAAGGCATGGCTGGCTGGCATCGCGGAGAGCGTAGGCGCAGGACTGGGGACAGCCCTCCATGACGGCATCATGGGGCTTCTGGGCATTGACGTAGGCGGCGTAGCCGCAGACGGCGTGAGCATCGGAAAATCCTTCGCAAGCGCATTCGCAGAGGGCTTCAACGGCAAGGAAGTCGGAGAAGCCATCGTCCAGGCAATCAAAGAGGGGCTGAAAAGCCTTGCGAAAGACGCAATGACCCTCCTGCCCGGAGGGAAGGAAGCGTCCGGCACAAGCGGTCTGTCGGCGGCTGTTCTCGGCTACGGTGGATTAAAAGCCGCAAAGGGCGCGTCCAAGCTGTACCGGGGCGGCAAAGCCATCTACAACGGCGTGAAAGCCGTGGGCAACGTAACGGGGATCAGCGAAGGAATGCGGATTTTCGGAGCGGCAAAAAGCGGCGGTTCAGCGGCGCAGAGTGCGCTGTCCTTTGCGCAGAACGGCGCACTGGGACACGGCGTTAAATTCGGGACACAGCTGGCAAACGGCGCATCCAAAGTCGGGCAGTTTGCAACCAAAGCCATGCCGATAGCGGCCGGCGTAGGCTCCCTGATAGCGATGGGCGCAGACGCGAAAAAGGGCGTAGGCATGGCGCAGGAGTGGACTGGATCGGACAGCACAGGCGCAAAGGTAGCGTCCGGCGTGGGCGCGGCACTTGGCGGCACAGGTAACGGCATCCTCGGTGATGAGAGCGCAGGGAAAAAGGCTCTCGATATTGGCGGCGGCGCGCTCAAAGGCGCAGGACTTGGCGCAGCTATCGGCTCGATTATCCCAGGCATAGGCACTGCCATCGGCGGCGCAGTCGGGGCCGGCGTGGGCGCACTTGGAGCGGCGATAGGCGGCTCGAACATCGCAAAGGCACTCTCAACCGCTGGGGGCGCAATCAAGGGATTCTTCACGGAGACCGTGCCTGAGAAATTCGGTCAGGTCGTGGAGGGCGCAAAGGGATTTTTCACAGAATCTGTACCAAACGCCATCAACGGCGCAAAGGAAAAGGTGACGGGCTTCTTCACGGAAACGATTCCCCAAAAGTTTAATGAACTCAAAGAAGGGATTACATCGTTCTTCACGGAGAGCGTCCCATACGCAATCGGCTACGCCGCAGGAAAGGTGCAGGTATTCTTTACCGAAACCGTGCCTGAGAAATTCGATGAACTGGTCACGGGCATTACAACTTTTTTCACAGAGACCGTACCGAACGCCATAGCAACGGCAGGGGCGGCGGTCGGAAACTTCTTCACTGTGACTGTGCCGGAGTTTTTCGGCAACCTATGGGACGGCGTGACAGGGTTTTTCACGGAGACCGTCCCGGCAGCATTGACAACGGTCGGAGAAGCACTGACAACGTTTTTCACTGAAACAGTGCCGCAGTTTTTCTCGGACGTTTGGGAAGGGATAACGGGATTCTTCACAGAGACCGTGCCACAGGCACTGGAAACCGTGGGTGGAGCCCTAAAGACATTCTTCACGGAGAGCATTCCGGGATTTTTCAGCGACCTGTGGGACGGCATCGTGAACTTCTTCACCGAATCCGTCCCGAACGCCATCTCCAGCATCGGAGAGAGCATCAGCGGATTCTTCAGCAGACTGGGGGAGAAAGTCTCCGGCTTCTTCGGCGGGATCTGGGACAAGGTGACGGGCAGCGCAAGCGAGGGATACAACGCCGCCACAGCCAAACACGCAGAGGGTGGCATCATGACAAGGCCCCATGTGGGGCTGGTCGCAGAGGACGGCGCAGAAGCCATCATCCCGCTGTCCGGCAAGCGCAGGAAGCGCGGCATCGAACTCTGGGAACAGACCGGGGAAAAGCTGGGCGTTCAGCCATACGCAAACGGCGGCATCGCTGGCGAACCAGAGCCGGACGAACCAGACCCGAACGACTGGAACCCGGACGGCTGGCCGGATTTGCCAGACCCGGACGGCGGCAACGGCAACCCGTCTCCCAGCGGGGGCGCAGGGCAAGGCATGGCGGCACTCCCGCCAATCACGATACAGAACCTGACCTTTGAGGTAAACGTGGACGGAGCCGGGGCGCAGGACCCGCAAGCCCTGGTGGAAACCATCAAGGAAAACGTCCGTGGAATGACGGACGAAATCGCATACCAACTGGCGGTAGCGATTCAACAGGCATACGCAAACACGCCGACAGCGGCGTGGTAGGAGGTGGAGCGTGGATATTTACCTGACGAACCTAACGACAAGCGACAGGCTGCAATTTCCCATGCTTCCCCCGGAGGTGAGCGTGAAGATAGCGCACCAATTCGCAACCTACAGCATCCTCCGCATCGGGGAAGTCAAAATCCCCAGCGGCACATCGGCTGACAGCTTCAGCTGGAGCGGCATTCTTCCGGGCGCAGCCCGGAAGAATGATCCGTATATCCGGGCATGGAAAGACCCGAAATCCGTTTACAACTGGCTCAACGGGCTAAAGGTGGTAAACGATAAACCGATAAAGGCACGGCTTCTGATAACCGAAACGCCAGTCAACTGCGATGTTTACCTGTCCAATTTCACGGCAACGCCCACAGGAGGATACGGGGACATCAACTACACCATAACGCTGGTACAGGCAAGGGACATCATCATCCGCAAGTCGGACAAAACAGCGATGCCTGTGCCGCTGAAGAACGCGCCGCCAGCAGAAAACGCGGAGCGCACATCTCCCCCGCCAGCGCAGACCTACACGGTGAAAAAGGGGGACTGCCTGTGGTCGATTGCACAGCAAATGGGGCTGGGCGGGGCAAATTACGCCAAACTCTACGATGCAAACAAAGGCGTGATAGACCCCAGAAACCAGCAACACAGTATGCCGAAATACACCATTTATCCCGGACAGGTGCTGACCATTCCAAGCTGAAAGGAGGGCGAAAAAAGTGGACGTGGATATCGCACAGGTGCAGTATTTTGTGGAACTGATAACCGAAACCGGGGACATCTACGAACTCGACAACGCCATCCAGACGCTCGCCTGGGAGGAACAGGAGGGACAGCTGGCGCAGAAAGCCACCATCACCATTTCCTCGCATTCCACCGAGAACGGCGCGCTCATCCGCTCCCTGCTGAAAATCAACCGCATCATCCGCATTCACGCCAACTGGGGCGCAGGGGTGCAAAAGCTGTTCGAGGGGACCATCTGGGAATGGCAGTACAGCCGTTCCGCAAAGCAAGACCACAGCATCATCGTCTACGACCCGATGATCCGGCTGCAGCAGAGCAAGGATTTTTATTACTTTTCCGCAGGAATGTCCACCCCCGCCATCCTCAACGCAATCTGCGGGGAATGGGGCGTGACGGTGGACTATCAGTGGAGCCAGCAGATAACCCACGAAAAAAAGGTGTTCAACTGCGAGACCGTGAGCGACATGATCATCAAACTGCTGGAGGAAGTCCGGCAGCAGACAGGGACAAAGTATGCCGCAATTTACAAGGACGGCAAGCTGGTTATTTCGGACTACGGCACAAATACAGACGTGTACCTGTTCGATTACCCCGCCACGATAAGCACCAACGACAAGCTGAGCATGAACAACCTCGTGACGCGGGTGAAAATTCTCGGCAAGGCAGACGATGACGGGCGGTCGAGCGTGGAAGCCGTGATAGACGGCAATCTGGACTTCGGCGTTCTGCAGGAAGTCATCCGCAGGGATGATGACAAGGACATCGGCAAGGCAAAGACCGAAGCGGAGCAGACGCTGAAGGAACGGGGACAGCCGGAGGAATCCATCATGGTCACGTCCGCAGACCTCCCGTTCCTGCGAAAAGGCGATGCCGTGGAGGTGCAAGCCGGAAACCTGTCGGGAATGTTCTGCGTCCTCGGCGTTTCCCATAACGCCACCACGAAGCAGATGACCATGACGCTGATGCGCCAGCCTCCCGCAGCGTCAACAGGTGCAAAGAAGCAGGAGGAACAAAAGCAGGATACGGGCTTCAAGAAAGGGGATGCAATCATCCTAAACGGCCCCGTTTATGTCGACAGCTACGGAAACGGCAAGGGGCGCACCTTTACCAATTACAAGTCCACGATTACCATAGTCGCACCGCTTGACCGTCCCTGCCCGTACCATGTCGGCGGGATAGGCTGGGTTTACCCGAACGAAATCACAAAGGCATAGGAGGTGGAGCATGGACGATACGATGGGCAACGAGGGAATCAACAGGCTGGCGGGTGTCCTGCAGGGCAGAATGAGCCAAATGGGAGACAAGCCGCAGGTGCTGGATTTCGGCGTGATCCAGGGGGACATGAGCCTTCTGACAAACCGGTTCCCAAAGCCGATACCGCAGACAGACTACATGGTATGCAGACAGGTGACGCTGGGACCAACGCACAACATCCTCGCAAAAACGCAGGACATAGGGATGCCGCACAGCGGCTCCCATATCCACAAAACGCATGACCTCACCTGTGACCACCACGGCGGCAAAGTCACAGGCACCACGGGGGAAGCAACCAGTGCCGCGCCGGACCCGCCCATCCCATCGGCGCGGACTGCTGGCGGGGACAGCGCAGACGGGATGCACCAGCACCACGTCCTGATTCCCGAAAAGATGCGCAGCATAAAGCCCGGAGACCGGGTGCTGGTGGCATGGGTGGGCGATGACGCTGTGGTGGTAGACCTCGTTCTCCCGGCAACCGCCGTATGACGCACACAGCGGCGCAGGAAGCTGCCCTCCCCCACCAGGGTATAAACAATCGGGCAGAAAGATAAAACGCGCCACAGAGCCGCCCTGCCGCCAAATTCGGCACATCTGACGGGCGGCAGACAGGAGGGGTTCAATGTCAAACAATTTATTCCCGGTTTTTGACGTTCCGTCCGCATTGGCAGGGGAAACGGAAACACAGAACAAATACCCGCCGGCCCCGATGTGGGATGTGGAAGCTGGGGACTTCGTAGCGGACGGAGCGAACAAACTGCTCTACGGCAGCGGGAAAGACGCATGGGTGCTGTGGTGTACCAAGTCCATCCTGACGCAGAGATGGGCGCACCTGGGCTACAACTCGAACGAGGGCATAGAAGCCGAGGAAGCGTTCAAAGAGCCGGACAGGAAAGCAACAGAAAGCGCGTTCGAGCGCACGATAACTGAAGCACTGCTGGCAGACCCAATGGGGCGCACCGCGCAGGTGCGGGATTTCGTTTTCAACTGGGAAGCGGACAGCCTGTGGATTGAATGCGTGGCGGTCGGAACGGACGGGGACACAGCAAGCATCAAGGCAAAACTGAACACATAGCGAAGGAGGTGACAGGGAGTGGCAGACGAATACAGCTACCCATACACGCCCCCGCCTTTTTTACAGGGGCAGAGCGCAGACCAGATACACAGCCGTATGCTCGAAAATCTGCCAGCTGACATAGACAAGAGCCAGGGCAACATCCCGTGGGATTTCACCCGTCCGTCCGCGCTGGAGAAAGCGGAGTTTGCAGAATTCACGATGAACGAGACCATAAAGCTGATTTTTGTGCAGTGGTCATACGGTGAATGGCTGGATTTGCACGGGGAAAAGGTGAACTGCTTCCGAAAGCCAGCGAACCACGCAAGCGGGAAACTGGCGGTCACAGGCAAGGTCGGCACGATTATCCCGTCCGGCTACCAATTCGCAACCCCGGCGAATCTGACCGCAAGCGTGATTTTTGAAGCCGTTGGAGCGACCGTTCTGGACGGTACGCCGGACAGCAGCGGACAGGTTACGGTTGAAATGGACATCCGGGCGGTTGACGGCGGTCAGATCGGCAACGTGGCGCGGGACACCATCAAGCTGATGGTGAAGCCGCTGACCGGGATCAGCTACCTCACGAACCCGGAGAACATGACGGGCGGCGTGGAAGCCGAAACGGACGATGAGTACAAAAAGCGGATACTGGACGCAATGCGCAACGGCACGTCCATGACAGGCTGCAACGCAGACTATGTCCGCTGGGGGAAAGAGGTCGCGGCGGTCGGGCAGGTCATCGTAGACCCGGAATGGAACGACCCGTCCCTGCCGGAGAAATGGCACTACACAGACCTGTACGGGAACGAGAAGTGCGCAGGAGCGGTGCGGCTGATCATCATTGACAGCAACGGCGTTCCGGCGAACCAGCAGATTCTGGATGCGGTCTACCTCCACATCGCGGGGACAGGCGAACGTGATCCGGCGCGGCTGATGCCCATCGGAGCGCACCTGACCGTGATAGCCCCTGCAGGGCTGATGGTGGACATCAAGGCAAACGTCCTGATTGATTCCGGGGAGGACATCGGCACGATTAAAAAGCGTTTCCGGGAGAATCTGGACAAATACTGGCTGGAGGTCGGGCAGGAAGCCACGGACAATCCGGCAGAACACACAGGCTACATCCGCTGGGTACAGGTCGGGGCCGTCCTCGCCAAAACCAGCGGTGTGAAGGATTACACGGGGCTGACAGTCAACGGCGGCACGGCGAACATCGCTATAACCCAGGTGCAGTACCCCGTGACCGGGGAGGTGACGCTCAATGTCCAAGCCTGACCTTGACACCATCATCCAAAGCCCGGAAGCAGAAACATTCCTGGGAATGGTGACCAAAGGCTTTTACAGCAATTCCTACACCGGGCTGTGGATATACGAGGTCATCGGTCGGGAATGGGACGAAATGCGGGAATGGGCAGAGGGACTACAGGACGAAATCCACCCGCAGACTTGCACATGGAGCGTACCTATCTGGGAATGGGTGTACGGCATCGAGCCGGACGAAACGCTCCCGCTGGCATACAGGCGGCAGAGAATCCTCTCAAAAATCGTGGGCGTGAAGCCCATCAACCCGGAGGTCATCCGCAGGGGCGTGACCGCCCTGATTGGCGGTGCGGACGGAGAGGTGGAGGTCAACGATTTTGTGGGGCCGTACCGCTTCGAGGTGATCCTGCACCCATCCGGGGAAAACCCGCTGAATTATGCAAAGATTTTCACCTACATCCGGGAGATAAAGCCCTCGCATCTGGCATTTGAAGCGGCGATAGAAACCAAAGTGGACATCACGATAGAGGTGGACACCAGCTGGAATCTGGTCGGCTTCGGGCTGACGAACCAGTACCCATGTGGCACACGCCCGAACATAAATGTCAAGGCGCAGCTCCACGACCTTCTGGTAACGGTGGACATCGGCGAACTGGCGGCGGCAATCCAGCCGGATGCGGCAGGGACAGTATTTGCCAGCGGGAGCATTGAGAACCCGCAGAGAATGAACCCGCCCAGCACGGTATTCCAGCAGACACAGACTGGCGTGGGCGTGGAAATTGGTGGCAACGGTTACGCCGCAAAAGCCCCTCCAGCGTCTGAGGAAAGCGTGACCGGGCAATACCCGCACACGAACATCAAGGGCGGCACAGCGGACACGGGCGTGACCGCAGAAATCTCTGGGGACGGACACCCGTTCACGGCGGACCCGGCCGGCACGAAGCCGAACCCGCAGACGCTGTTCCACACGGGCGGCGCAGTGGTGACCGCAGAGGTGGGCGCAAGCGGGTACGCAGTACAGGCTGACCCCGCAGGAACAAAGCCGCAGGAAGCCACGAAGCTGGCGCAGAGGTCGGTGGAGGTCGAAACGGCCATCGGCGCGGACGCATACAGCGCACAGCACCCCGCCACGAAAACCGCCGACAGCGAAGCCGGCCGACATCCAGCCCCGCAGATACGCACAGCGGCGGGACAGGCGGCGGTCAGCCCGGAAATCGGCGCACAGGGCTACGAGGTAGCCGCCACGCCGACCGGGACAAAGCCGCAGACCCACCAGACGCTGGGCGCAGGGAGCGGCGGCGTGACCATTGAGACGGACAGCTACACAGTCGCTTTCCGAATGTGCGGCACGGACGTAACGAGGGAATCTTAAAAAGGAGGCACGAACACATGGGTATGCTCACAGAAACGGCGTTGAAAGGCTACAAGGAGTACACCAAAGCCGAACTCGCCTACGCAAAGTACAGGATCGGGAACAGCTACTACCGGGCAGAAATCATGTCGCGGGAGTATCTGGCAGACGGGCGGCTGGCGGTCAAAATCATGATCGACCACCCCGCGCCTGGAAATCTGACCATTTCGGAAATCCAGCTGTACGACACGAACAACAACCTCTGGCTGAAGAAGCCGGAAAACATCATGCGTGAGGACGTGACGGCGGGAATTTTGTACCGCTTCACGTTTGATTTTCACGAAAACTAAGAAAGGAGGAAGCAGGGAATGTACCAGAGACAGGTATGGAAAGACCACGTTGTGGAATTTCCGAACCGTTTCAAAGAAGTCAACCTTGGAAACGGGCTGGTGGAGGAAACCCCTGCCCCCGGCGAAATCATCCAGCAGGGAACGCCGCAGAGCGCAAGGAACTTCAACAACATCGAGGAAGGAATCCTCGCCGGAACCGAGATGGCCGATTACCTCGCCGTCATGGTTCTGCAGAACCGCAGAGGGCTGGAGACGGTGCGGGGAGAGTGCGGCACGGTCGTGCTGACCAACACGCAGACCTTCCCGTTCAACAACAGCGGCAAGACGGTCGCACTGGCAACGCCGCGGGACACGCTGGACTATTTCGTGAACATCGAGGTAGTCAGCGAAACGGGCGGCAGCGCAGGAACCGTGACGGTCTACAACAAGCTGGCGAACGGATTCAGCATCAAGTTTGACGGCAGCGCAAAGAGCGTGACGATCCGCTACAACGTGACAGGAGGTGGCATCTGATGGCGGCAGTAATCATCAAGGGCGATGAGCGCAGGGAAGCGACCGCCCGGACACTGGCAGAGTACGGTATCGACTACAGCAGAGCAACCAGCGAACAGCGGGAAATGGCAGAGCAATACAACGCCGATTTCAAGCCGTTTGCAAAAGAATTTCAGAGAATGGAGGAACAGAGCAGATGAAAGTGATTTACAAGACCCCGGCAGCGGAGGACAGCCATCTGGAGTACGAACTGGCGAAAACCCGGCTCACGCTCAACGATGAACTGTCGGTGAAGCTGGACAAGTACGAGAGGGACGAGGACGCGCATCTGGACATTTGCCAGGACTGCTACGGAAACCTCGTGCTGGGCGTTATCCCCGGACTGGCGCAGCGGTACGCGGCGCAGATCGACATCCCCGCCCGGACATACCACGATGAGGATTCCGGCGAGGTGAACGATGACGGCGAACCCATCATCCGTCCCGTGGCCGACCCGTTCAACGTGGACAACGTGACCCTTACACTTTGGGAAATGGAGGTTTAAGAGAGAATGAAAGCGAATTTTGACAGCTTGAAGCTGGCCGTTGAGGGCATGAGCGGCGGCAAGAACACCGTCATTTTTGACGATATGGACATGCCCTCCATCATGGTGCGCATCCCGCAGATGAAGTTTTCCGAACTGATCACGGGCGGGACGCAGGACATTCACGATGCGTTCATCTGCAACGAAGTCACCTACGACTGCCTGTACATCGGCAAGTACCACGCCATCGTGGTGAACGGCAGAGCCTACAGTCTGGCAGGGAAAGACCCCGCCGTCAATATGAACTTCGACCAAGCGAGGGCGTACTGCCGCGCAAAGGGCGCAGGATGGCATCTGCCCACCAACGCCCTCTATGCGGCGATTGCCCTGTGGTGCAAGGCGAACGGCACACAGCCCCACGGCAACACCAGCTACGGCGCAGACCACGCCAAACCCTACGAAAAGGGATTTGCAAGCTGCGCAAGGGACGGCAGCGGCAGAATCCAGCGCACCGCCACCGGGAGCGGCCCCGACAGCTGGTATCACGATTTCAACAGCGCAACGGGCATCGCCGACCTCTGCGGCAACGTCTGGGAGTGGGCTGGCGGTCTCCGGCTGGTGGACGGGGAAATCCAGGTCATCCCCTACGGAAACGCAATGGCCGATATTTACGCCGATGCCAGCAAGGACATCCAGGGACCCAGCAGCACCCTCTGGAAAGCCCTCGATAAAGACGGGAACTTTGTCGCACCGGGGACTGCCGGGAGCTTGAAGTACGACTACACCGCAGACCCCGGCACGGCATACACAGGAAAGCCGTTCCAGCTTATCAGCGGAGCACTCGCACACAAGCAGACGGTTGATGCTCCATACGGATACCAGATGTTCACCGCAACGGCGGCAAAGAGCGGTCTGGTCGTTCCGGCGCGGGCTTTGGCTCTTGGACTGATGCCGGACGGTGATGCAGAAGCCTATGACAACCGGGGCGGTCACTGGATGCGCAACCTTGGTGAGCGGTTGCCGATTCGCGGCGGGAGCTGGTACAACGGTGCGGTCGCGGGTGCGTCTGCGCTGCACCTGGCCCACCCCCGGTCGCTCGCCCATGGCTACCTCGGCTTCCGCGCCGCTTATTTCGGTAATCTGTAATCTGCACCCGGCAATCCGGGGGGTGGGCGATAGCCCATCCCCTGCAGATAGCCAGGACAGGAGACAACGCTATGGAAAAAGGAAACGACCTCAGAATCCTCCAGAAAACCGAGGATATGATTTTATACGCAAACAAAGCCCTCGAACAATTCCCCCGGTCGGAGCGGTACGCTCTCGCCGCAGACATCAAGCAGACGATGTACTCGTTTTACAGACTGATCATCACCGCCAACAAAAAGTATTACAAAAAGACCACCCTGCAGGACGCAGACGTGGAATTGGAGGTACTGCGGGGATTGATCCGGCTGGCGGCGAACAAAGAGATGCGTTACCTCCCGATGAAGAAATACGAGATATGGTCGAAGATGCTCTCGGAAATCGGAGCCATGCTCGGCGGGTGGATTAAGGCGATGAAACAGTAGCAGACCCCCGCAGGGGATAACACGGGGGCTGTGTCGATGCGGTTGCCGATTCGCGGCGGGAACTGGAACAACGGTGCGAACGCGGGTGCGTCTGCGCTGAACCTGAACAACCCCCGGTCGAACGCCAATGGCAACATCGGCTTCCGCGCCGCTCTCGCCCCGCAAGCCCGAAGCCGCGCCCTCAAGGGGACGCGGACAGCGCACGGGGCAAAAGGGACACATCTCCCCACCAAACGCCGCAGCCAGCGGCGCAAGGCGAAAAACTGGATTGCCGTGAAAGCAGTTAGTAGGCGCAAGCCGAACTCTGCTACGCACGGCATTTTTTATGGAGAAGCCAGCATGAAACGGATAGGCAACATTTACGGGACAATCTGCAGTTTTGAAAATCTGTACGCCGCATACCTCGAAGCCCGGAAATGCAAGAGGTACAGGCACGAAGTCCTCCGATTTTCGGCAAATCTGGAGGAAGAACTGCTGGCGATCCAGCGGGAACTGCAGAGCAAGACCTACGAGATAGGCGAATACCACAAATTCATCATTTCAGAGCCGAAAAAGCGGCTCATTATGGCTTTGCGCTTCAAAGACCGGGTAGTCCAGTGGGCGATTTACCGCCAGCTGAACCCGATTTTTGACAGTCAATTCATCTACGACAGCTACGCTTGCAGGATTGACAAGGGAACACACGCCGCCCTCGACCGGCTCCAATACTGGCTGCGGCAAGCGGACAGACGGAGCAAAGAGACGGGCAGGGAGTGGTACTGCCTAAAGATGGACATCACCAAATACTTCTACCGGGTAAATCACGCCACGCTCCTGCGGATTCTGGAACGCAAGATAAAGGACAAAGACCTCCTGTGGCTTTTGGAGCGGATCGTCAACTGCGACCGGGAAGCATTCGGACTGCCGCTGGACGCAGACATAGCGCAGGGCGCAGAGGTGGAACGGCTGACGGAATGCGGGATGCCGATAGGCAACCTGACCTCCCAGATGTTCGCCAACCTTTACCTCAACGAAGCAGACCAGTATGTCAAGCACGAACTGCGGGAGCATTTTTACATGAGGTACATGGACGATATGCTGATTCTTGGCGATGACAAAAAGCACCTCCAGACAGTCAAGGAACAGGTCGAGCGGTTTCTGAACGCAGAACTGAAGCTGAATCTCAACGGGAAAACCAGCATACGCCCAATACGCTGCGGGATTGAGTTTGTCGGATTTCGGGTGTGGTCTACACACAGGAAACTGCGCAAGTCCTCCGCAAAGAAACTAAAGCGCGGCTTGAAATGGATTCAGCGGCAGTACGCAGAGGGGAACGTCACCCTCGACCAGATACGCCCGAACCTGATGAGTTACCTGGGCGTGATGAAGCATTTCGACAGCTACAGGCTGAGAAAGAAGATTTCAGAAACGTTCGTCCTGCAGAGGGCAAGCCCGGAGGGACAGGAACAGTATGGGAAGGAGGTGGAATCATGACAGAAATCATTTGCACATTCATAACCGCCGCTGCGACCATCATCTGCGCTTACATGGCGGCGCAGGGGAAAAAGAGGGCAGACAAGGAAGATGCCATTGCAGAGCAGCGGGTAAAAGAGGGACGGCTCCAGCTGGCAATGATAGATGCCAACTCGAAACTCACGGTCGGCGTGGCTATGGCTTTGAAGCATGGACACGCCAACGGAGAGGTAGAGGATGGGCTGAAAGCCGTTGAAGAAGCCCAGCGGGAATATGTGGAATTTCTGGAGGGCATCGCTATCGACCACATCAAAAAATAACAGGAGGAAAACAAAATGAACATCACCCCCATCATTGAAGCGACATTCGCACTGATCGCCGCCATCATCACCGCCGTGGTCGTTCCGTACATTCGGAGCAAGACCACCGACACGCAGAGAGCCGAATTGATGGCTCTTGTGCGGATTGCGGTTACAGCCGCAGAGCAACTCTACACCGAAACGGGCAAGGGCAAAGAGAAAAAAGCCTATGTGCTGGCATGGCTGGAGGAACGGGGCATCAAGGTGGACGGCGATAAGCTGGATGCCATGATCGAGAGCGCAGTCTACGGATTGAAAGCCCCGGACAGCGCGGCGCAGAAAGGAGACGCAGCATGAGCAAGAAACTGAACATGAGGTACTACAACGGGGAGATTGACGATGACCTCCCCTACACCGGGACGCTGAACCTCGACAAAAAGACCGGGTTGGTCTACGATGAGGACGGCGATGTGGTGGACAAGGAAACCGCCGCCACTTTCTGCGGGGAGGACGGAAAGGGGGACGATGACGATGAGTAACAGCCCCTTGGTAGCCTACACCAAAATCAGCCCGAACAGAACCAGCCCCCGCAAACACGCCATCGACACCATCACGATCCATTGTGTGGTCGGGCAGTGCGCCGTGGAGACCATCGGTGCAGTATTCGCGCCGTCCTCCCGGCAAGCGTCCAGTAACTACGGCATCGGCCCGGACGGGCGAATCGGGATGTACTGCGAGGAAAAAGACCGCTCCTGGTGTACCACCAGCGCAGCCAACGACCACAGGGCGGTCACCATCGAGGTGGCAAGCGACACCACGCACCCCTACGCCGTGAAGCCTGCCGCCTACAACGCCCTGATTGAACTGGTGGCTGACATCTGCCGCAGGAACGGCATCAAGAAGCTGGTCTGGTCTACGGACAAGAGCAAGCGGGTGAACCACCAAGACGGGTGCAACATGACCGTCCACCGGGACTATGCTGCCAAATCCTGTCCCGGCGATTACCTCTACCAGCGGCACGGAGACATCGCCGCAAAGGTCAACGCCAAGCTGGGCGCAAGCACCCCGGCGCAGAGCGTCCCCGTCTCCAGCACAGCCATCATGGGCAGCGCACAGATTCCCGCCGCAACGCTGGCGGGATTTTTGCTGTCCAAGAATCCCGCGCCGAAGCTGAACGGCGTGACCGCTGAGAAGCTGGCGCAGCTTTACATTTCCGAGGGCGCGGCAGAGGGTGTCCGGGGCGATCTGGCGTTCTGCCAGTCCTGCCTGGAAACCGGGTACTGGCAGTTTAAGGGGGATGTGAAGCCCACGCAGAACAACTTCGCTGGCATCGGCACCACGGGCGGCGGCGTAGCCGGACACAGCTTCCCGGACGCACAGACGGGCATCCGGGCGCAGATTCAGCACCTCAAGGCGTATGCCACGAAGGACGCGCTGAAGAACCCCTGCGTAGACCCCCGGTACAATCTGGTGGCAAAGGGAAGCGCACCGACCGTGGAGGGGCTGTCCGGCAAATGGGCAGCCAGCAAGGATTACGCCGCAAACATCCTCGCCGTTTACAAGGCGGCGGCAGCATTCAAAGGCGGCGCATCAAGCGGCACAGCGAAATTCCCGTACACAGTCAAAGTGACCACAAACGCCCTCAATGTCCGCAAGGGACCCGGCACAGGGTACGCCGTCACCATGACCATCCGGGACAAGGGCGTGTACACCATCGTGGAGGAAAAGAACGGCTGGGGACGGCTCAAGAGCGGGGCCGGCTGGATCAGCCTGGCGTACACGGAGAAAAGGGCATGACCCGGCAGGAGCAACGCCGCAGGACAAGGCACACCAGCGGGAAGCGCATCGCAGGACAGCAAGGGAAGGAGCAGGAATTCTCCAAACGCCTGATTGACGATACGCGGCGGCTTCTTTGGATCGTGACGCTCGGAGGGCTGGCACTCGCCGGGTGGTGCATCCACAAAGGATTTGACGCTTCCCTGCCCTGGCTTTCCGCGATGGTCGGACTGCCGTGGACGGCGCACGGCGCAGTGTGCAGCTTCTACCTGACGATGGCAAAGAGCGACCACAGGGAGGGCGGTATCACGTTTGAAACCGCCAAAGCGTCCAACTTCGGGAATCAGGACCCGGACAGCGACCTCCCTGCCGGCTGATTTGTCACTTTCCACAATCCACAGCGGCGGCTTTTTGTCAGGTTTTGAGGATAGGCAAAACCGCAGATTTGTGGTAAAATGGTGCGCCAGAGGGGGGTATAAGGGGGTATGAAAGCCCCCGTACAAGCCCCCGAAAGCGCAGAAGCATAAGCCCTCCCCAGCCCCTCACCGGGCAACGGGGAGGGCTTATTTTTTTTGCGCAAAATCCATTGACTTATTAAC